GGGTGGTCGGGTGGCACCCGCTCCTCCATCGACACGTAGCTGAACATCCCGCCTTGCTGTTTCTCGTCTCCGCGCATAGCGACAAGACGCTTCCAATACTTTCTTGGCTACACACCAACTGGCCTTTTCAACAGTTTCCTAGATCACTGCTCTCCAAAATTTCTATCAGTTGTCTGTTCAATCAGATACTCTCGGTTCGTCCGCTGACGCGATCGCTTACCACTGTAGGGTTGAATTGCAAGTAGGGTTGCGCCGGTGAGCCCATGCCGATCTCGGAAGAACAGGACCCCGAAAAGCAGAGCTCCCACCGGGAAGACAAGCCCCGGCGGCCCAGCTCCAAGCGAGCTGATCTGGTTGAGCGAGCGATCGAGAGTATCGAACAAAAGCTCGGAGCGAGCGACGTCAAAGCTACCTTCGCTGACTTCATCCGATTGCTTCAGCTTCAAAAAGAACTCCAAGTCGACGAGCCCCGGGAAATCAAAGTTACATGGATCGATCCGAACGAGCAGAAGTCTGCTTCCGAGGAATAAAGTATGTGCCACTCCCTTCGCAAGCAAAGTTTCATCGTTCGGGGGCGCGATTCAAGGGTTTTTCCGGCCCGATCGGGTCAGGCAAGAGTCAGGCCCTGTGCCAGGAAGCCATCAAGCTCAGTTATGTTAATGCCGGCCGGGTCGGTTTGATCGGAGCCCCGACGTATCCGATGTTGCGTGATGCAACCCTGGCCACTTTGTTCGAGATTTTAGATGCGAACCTCATTCCATACGAATACAGCAAAGGCGACAACGTGCTGACCATGACGGATACCGAATCGCGCGTTCTTTGCCGTTCGGTGGATGAGTTTGAACGGCTGCGCGGAACCAATCTCGCTTGGTTCGCTTTGGACGAGTTGACTTATACACCCGAGGCGGCATGGCTGGTTCTCGAAGGCCGGTTGCGAGACCCCAAAGCAAAGCGCTTGTGCGGATTCGGGGTCTGGACACCAAAAGGCTTTGATTGGGTTTACCGGAAATTCATTTCGGAACCCCGTCGTGGATACGAAACCACGCTCGCCCAACCATTTGAAAATCGGCACCTGCTCGAACAAATTCCGGATTTTTATGACCTTCTGAAGAGCAGTTACGACGATGCGTTCTTTCAACAGGAAGCCCTGGGCAAGTATCTCAACGTACAAGCCGGGCTCGTGTACTACGCCTTTAGCCGCCGGGAACATGTAAAGGACACTCACGTTCGACCAGAAGCGCCACTCCTTTGGGCGCTCGACTTCAACGTGGATCCGATGTGTTCGGTAGTGGCGCAGATCGTCGGCGGAACGGTATATGTGCTGGATGAGATTGTCTTGCGCCACTCCAGCACGCTGCAGGCGTGCCAGGAATTTCAACGCCGATTTCCCAACCATCCCCGTGGAGTCGTCGTTTATGGCGACGCCTCCGGAAACAGCGTCCACACTACCGGAACGTCCGACTACCACATCGTTCGTGAGTTCTTCGCAGAGAACTATTCCGACTCTCTGCTTTACAAAGTTCCCAAGGCCAACCCCGGTGTCCGCGATCGCGTCACTCTGACCAATTCTAAGCTCCGCACCGCCTCCGGCCAGCTCCAGCTACTTATCGACCCGAAATGCTTGGAGCTGATAAAGGACTTTGAACAGGTTTGTTACAAGGCCGACAGCACTGTCCCAGATAAAGACAAAGACCGACGGAGGACCCACGTGTCCGACGCCCTCGGGTACCTGCTCTGGCAGGAGTGCCGGCCGTTGCCCCAGATTGGAGATCGTGGCAGGCGCCTGTTCTAATGCAGCATATCAACATTGAACATCCGGATTATGTGCGGTCTAGAGCAATGTGGCGCAAGTACCGTGATCTGTACACTGGCGGTGAACAACTCCGGGAGCGCGCTCCGGAGTACTTGGTCAGAAGAAGCAAGGAACCGAACGACGTCTATGCCGAAAGGTTAGCCAGGGTCTTTTACGAAAACTACATCGGTTCCATCATCGACTGGTATGCGGCGACCCTGATGCGACGAGAGCCGATCATCACGTTCGACGGAACAAATGAAGCGGGAAAGCAATTCTACACCGTGTTCACCGAGGATTGCGACCTCAAAGGTACATCACTAGCGGAGTTCTTCCGCCAACAACTGCTGCAAGCGCTGGTGTCTGGCAGAAGTTACGTCGTGGTGGACTTTCCGCGCGTGACAGTTCCCGTCGCAAACCGAGCTCAGGAGGACGCGCTGGGTAAGTCTCGAGCGTTCCTTGCGGACTACGCCCCCGACGAGGTAATCAACTGGAATCACGACTCCAATGGGCAGATCGACTGGGTCGTCCTGCGCACGTCGTACCTGCGGCAGGCCGATACGGCAAGCGACACCTGGAAGAAGGAAACGCGTTGGATTTATTATGATCGTGAGACATTCCGAATTTACCGCTCGGCCTTGGAGCCAACCGGCCGCTCAGGTGGAATCGACCTCGTTGACGAAGGACGCCACGGTCTCGCCGCCCAACGCCGGGTGCCTCTGTTTCAAATCCGGATTTCAGACGGCCTTTGGCTTATGAATAAAGCCGCCCTTCTACAACTGGAGCACTTTAACAAATCAAACGCGCTCGCTTGGGCGTTGACTATGGGACTGTTTGCGACTCCAGTTATCTACTCCGAGAGAGAATGGAGCCAGATCGTCGGTGACTCTTACTACATTCAACTCGGTCCAGAGGACCGTTTCGGATGGACGGAACCCGAGGGTCACGTCTTTCAGATAGCGGCTGACAATCTGGAACGGCTCAAAGACGAAATCTATCGGGTCTGTTACTTGATGGCACAGGCCGGCGGCACCAGTTCCTCGCTTTCCAGCCAATCAGGCCTTAGCAAACAGCGTGACTTCGGTATCACGCAGGAAGTGCTGCGAGCGTATGGAGATACTATCACACACACGATCAAACAGATACTTTCCGCGATCGAAACCGCTCGCCAGGATGGCCTTACGATCGATGTGTCCGGTCTTGACGAATTCGACATTGGAGACTTTAGCGTCGAGCTAGATGACGCAAAGAAGCTTCTCGATTTAGGAATTGACTCAGATACGCTTAAAAAGCAGCTATTCAAGAAGCTGGCGTTCAAGTATTTCTGTGATATTCGCCAAGACGTGAAAAATCAAATAGCTGATGAGATCGATCGCTCGATCGGCGGATCGGGCGCCGGAAAGGAGATTCATGGAGGAAGCAAAGGATAAGGCCACAACTGGGCCGCGGCCCATCGACATACCTTCGCTCGTGCGCCAGGTGGCTGAGGAATTCACGCGCGCGCAACAGGCAAAAACCGAACCTGCGTACAAAACCGAACTGCAAGAGGAGCGTAAACGCCGAGAGCAGTTAGAGCGACGTGTCAACGACCTCGTCGAAGAGAACAAGCGCAGCCGGCAGGTCGCGGAGGAGGCAGAACGTAGTGCGACAATTCGGGCTGAGTTACAACGCCTGGGCGTGGGAAAGGTGGACTTGGCCTTCAAAGCGGTTAAAGACGATATCGGGCGCGCTGAAGATGGACGGCTTGTAGGCAAGACCGAAAGTGGAGACTTGGGGCTGAAAGAGTATTTGGCAGGATTCGTAAGTTCGAACCCAGAGTTCTTGCCGGCGCGCATTGCCGGCGGCTCTGGAATACCTTCGGCACAAAAAGAAACTTCCGTGGGAGGCGCCGGTGTGGATTTAGACAAAATCCGCCCCGGTATGGACCCTCAGGACCTGGAGCGCGCGCGACAAGAAATTGCCCGCATCGCGTCTCGCGCATTGCAGGGATCGTAGACAACTAACGTAACTCGCACGACTTACACAGGAGAAACCAATGCCAGCAATTACGTCCTCTAATGTTGCGACCGCTATCGTGAAACTTGTGGCGGCCGATGCCTTGCCCGCCCTTGTCGGTAATCTCATCTTGGGCAATTTGGTTAACCGAGACTATGAGCCTACTCTGGCACAAGCTGGCGACACGGTCAACGTTCCGATTCCGCCCACGCTGGTGGCAAACAACATTGCGGAAGGCGGTACTGTAAATGCCCAGAACCCAAACATCGGAAATGCGCAGATTGTGCTGAACACGCACGTGGAGGCGACTTTTCAGATTCCAGACGTAACAAAGGTGTTAGCGGTGCCCGATTTGCTGCGGGTGTACATGCAGCCGGCAGTAATCGCCATTGCTGAACGAATCGAAACGGACCTTCTGGGCCTCTACGCTAGTTTTACAGCTAACACGCCCGTGGGCATTGCAGGCACACCCGTTACCGAGGCGGTCGTTGATGGCGCAGAAACCGCTTTGTTTTCCGCGATGGTTCCGCCAACCCAAGCCAAGTATCTCGTGGTAGACAGTAACACCTACTCCCAAATGCGACAGATCCCCCGATTCAGCGAGTTTCAGACGGCTGGCGAAGGTGGCCTGCGAGCGTTGATCGACGGCACTTTTGGGAAAATCAAAGACTTCTTTGTGTTTCGGTCGCAGTTCATTGCCAAAACCGGAAGTTCGCCCATTACCACGCACAATCTCGCTTTCGTACGTGATGCGATAGGCCTTGTAATTCGCCGGCTTCCACAGCCCCTCCCCGGCACAGGTGCGATCGCGGAATACGCGGACCTAGGCAACTTCGGTATGCGTGTCATCATGAGTTACCGGCCTGACACCCTCTCTCAACAGTTTACGGTTGACGTCTTATATGGCGTCGCAGCGCTTCGCAACAACTTTGCTGTTCAGGTGAACTCCTAAAGATTTCTCACACACCACCTCCGAATGAAGCAGGGTGGACTCTACACAAAGGGACCGTATTTATGAATCTGAGAGCGTACTACCAAAAAATCCGGGAGGTCGAGCGCACCCTTGTGGAACCGTTCGCGGTCCTTGTGAGCCATGCGACGCCAGACGGTGGCCGGGACGGCATCCTCGTTGAAGTTCCCTCCCAGTTGGCGGCAAAGATGATCGCCGACGGACGCGCCCATCTTGCCGCTAGTGACGAAGCACGGGACTTCCGGCAGAAAACCGCGGATGCAAAGCGGGTAGCCGACGAAGAAGCGATGGCCAGCAGGATGCAAGTCACGATCGTACCAACGGCAGAACTCAGAAAGTCGTCTAGGCCAGCTAAAGAATAACCCAAACAGGCGGGCGACCGATGGCGCTATTTACGGACACATTGATTTCAACGCTAGACCAGTTGGCTGCGCAGGACACCGCCGTACTGGATGTGGCCAGCGCCGAGGGTATTGACGTCACCGCAAAGCTCTCACTAGCTCAGAATGAGGTGGGCGCAGAGCTGCTAGCTTCCGGAGCACGCTCACCGTTTTCACCCACAAGCTCCTCGATATGGTGGCCAGGAATCATTCTGACCTCGAACCTCCAACTCGGGAGCATCGTGGTAACTCCACCTCTTCAGATGTGGCACACCTTCCGCACTCTTGAGCTAATTTACAGAGACGCCTATTACAACCAACTGAACGATCGTTATTTAGGAAAGTGGAATGCCTACAAGGACCTCAGTAAATGGGCGGCCGGTCTGTTATTACAGACAGGTGTGGGCATTGTGGCAGATCCCGTTCCGATTGCACAGAGCCCTCAAATCAACATAGTCCCGGGGACGTTAAGCGCCGCGAGCTATTACGTGCAAATATCCTGGGTCAATTCACGTGCTGAGGAAGGCCTAGCCAGTCCTATCACTTCAGTTGCTGCGCCGGGTAACAGTTCGGTTCAAGTAACACCTTCTAGCCCCTCGGCAAATGCCACAGAATGGAACGTTTACGTTGGCGCTTCGATTGATTCGATCTCGCTGCAAAATACGACACCCATAGTGACAAACCAGCCGTGGATCCTGCCAACAGGGGGGTTGGTTTTCGGCAGAACGCCGGGTACAGGGCAGGTACCAAACTACTTTCGACAGTTGCCGCGATACTTGCAACGAGGATAGGGCATTGACCAGCATCGCCGCGTCGGCTACGTCGAAGATCGTACAATTGCTTACTGCTCCCGGCGGTCTTAACGCCACAATCTCCGCAATGGCGCAGGAAGCCGCTGCTTTCCTGCAGCCGGTAGCAACCAAGCAGTTCTTTACGAACAATGTCGCCAGCGAAATCGCGGAGAAAAGCGAAGAAGTCAAGTATACGGCGGTGTACGTCTACTGTGACAAGATCGCAAATACGCTGACGGAGAAATTCCGAAGCTTTTCCGGGCACCTGCAAATGGCAATCGAGGTCCGTGTATCGCAGGACCGGCTTGACGGAGTGGAGCAAAGTGCACAGCTGTATACCGAGTCCGTGACTCAGACGCTCAACCAGATTCGCGGGGATTGGGGTCAAGGGCTGTTCTATGCAGGCACGTATGATGTTTCGTTCGGGCCGGTGAAGCGTGGTGGTAAGAATTTCATAAAGACTGTAAAGATTACATTTCCCGTCGAAGCCAGCGTCAGCTAGGGTGGTGTGGTATGTCCGTCTATATCTCATCTAATGCAAACCGATTTTATTGCTCCACAGAAAACATTTACGGCCAGGTCTCGGCTATCACACAGACCAATCGGATTCCGGCGGTCAAGCTGATGGCAAAACAGCAATTAGAAGTTACCAACCGGAAAGATAAGACAGGAAGTCGAACATTCGCTGGGTTACCACCAGGCGGCCGACGTAAAACCACGTTTGACCTAACCACTTACCTGACTACGTGGGATGTTACGAGTGCTCCCCCGAGCTATGGACCGCTCTTCCAGGCAACCCTGGGCAGCACACCGGCTCTGTTTGTGGGTGGCACGGCGGCTGCGGGGTCCACTTCCACGACGCTGCACTTTGGCGCACCACACGGGCTAATGTCCGGGCAGGCGGTGACGTACTTAGGAGAACTTCGGTTCGTAGCCGCCGTCGTGGATAGTATGTCGGTATTGGTAAGCGCTCCATTCTCGATCACCCCAGTAGCTGGTACCACAATAGGACCAACGGTGACGTACTTTCCGGCGACCAGCCTGCCAAGCGTCAGCATTTTCGACTACTGGTCGCCCAGCACAGCCGTGCACAGGATACTATGCGGCGCAGGCGTGGACAAGGTTACCGTGAAGGTAAATGGCGATTTCCACCAGTTTCAATTTAGCGGGATGGCTCAAGACTTGGCGGACAGCACAAGCTTTTCGAGCGGTGTCGGCCAACTGACGGCATTTCCCGTGGAGCCGGCCCTCGGGGCTTTCGACTACTCGATAGTTCCAGGCAACCTCGGGCAGGTATGGCTTGGTAGTACCCCAAGTCAATTCTTCACCCTTACTGATGCGCAGCTGGTTATAGGAAACAACCTGGACGTACGAGCACAGGAGTTCGGTTCCAGTTTGCCGCTAGCGCTTGCACCAGGTACGAGAAATGTGGGAATACAGTTCGAGCTTTACCAACGGGACGATGCGGCGACACAGGCGCTCTATCAGGCCGCGAAACAACAATCGCCGATCAGCGCGATGATTCAACTCGGCCAGCAACCGAATCAATTGTTCGGCGTCTATCTGCAAAGCGTTTTGCCGGAGGTGCCCGAGTATAACGACAGCAGCGCACGATTGCAGTGGAGCTTTGCGAGCTCCCGCGCACAGGGAACGGTTGACAATGAGGTTATCATCGCATTTGGATAAAGCATGACATATGAGAGCTCGACCCAGGTTGAGTCCAAAATCAGACCGGGTGTCACATTTGTAATTGCGAAGATGTCATTTGGGCGCCGCATGGAGCTGGTTCGGCGCATCCGCGAGTTGGCCCTGCGCTGCGAGTTCCTGAATTCCGGCAAGTCAACGGAAGAAAAACTAGAGGCGGCGCTGTTATCGGCACAAATCGATCAGCTTTACGTCAACTGGGGACTACAGCAATTGATCGGCCTGGAGGTGGACGGCCACGCAGCGACTCCGGAAGTGCTGGCATCGGCAGGCCCAGAGGACTTGTTCCGCGAGGCAGTTTCCGTTATCAAAGCGGAGTGCGGCCTGAGCGAGGCAGAACGAAAAAACTAGTTGTCGCCTTCCAATACCAACTTTCGGATCCAGCCGGGTGGAAGTGCGACGAGTGCCGGAGAGCAGGCTTGGAAATCAAACGAAGGTGCGGCTGGATACCCGCAGCAATCGAGACGCCGGCTCAAGTCGTGTGGGCCAGGGGACCGGTGGCCACGGATGTCTGTCCGAAGTCAGTGATCACGGCCCAGAGCATCGGTTGGATCGAAGAGTTCCTGGTCTGGAAGCGACTGGGGCTCACACTCAACTTAGACGCGAGCGTCCGTCAAGTGGAAGCGTTTCTCATCCTCGAAGAGCAAATCTCATCGGAGCGACAGCGTGCCACAGGATAGGGCAAGCCAGCAAGGACCGGGAGAGTTCGGTTCCCAAAGCTCCAGCCTAACCGAGCTCATCAGCGGCGTTCTGCCGCAGACTGTAACTAGCCTCAACGAACAGCTCGCACAACTGACGCAAGGGATCGGCTACCTGACGCCGGCAAGCCAAATGCAAGCACAGGCGCTGCTGGCAAACACTCAGGCCCTGGCTGTAAATACGACGGCCCACAGTTCTGGTGGTGTGACTGGCGCATTGAGCGGCCTCGCGTCCACACTAACGGGCGGCCTGCTGTCGGTTTCACCGATCCTATCGGGAATCATGAGCCTCTTCGGAGGCGGCGGATCGAGCTCTCCACCGCCATTGACACCGTTCTATCTCCCACCAACAGTCAATTTCCAGGCAGCCAATGCCGGCGGGTCCGCGGGGCCGCAACTGCCGGGAGCAGATTTCGGTCAAAGCGGACAGCCACGTGCGATGACTCAGGCCCCGGCGCCGCAGATCACGGTTCAAGTCCAGGCCATGGATAGCCGTTCTTTCATGGACCATAGCAGTGACATCGCACAGGCGGTGCGCGACGCCATGCTGAACATGCACTCGATTAATGACGTAATCAGTAACCTGTAGATGCCAGCGGCCTTTCCCCTCCTCAAAACCGGAGCAGTTGTACAGTATCCGGCAACTAAAACCACTCAGTACTCGAGCTTTGTTATCCGCTTTATGGACGGTAGCGACCAGCGATACCGGCAGTACACACCCGCCCTGCAGCAGTGGAACATCAAGTTAAACCTGCTGGATGAAGGGGAACTGCATGCGCTCGAACAATTTTTTATGAGCCAGGAAGGCGGCTTCGGAACATTCACGTTTGTGGATCCCTGGACACAGACGGTTTACCCGAACTGCAGCTTTGAACAGGACACCCTACCCTATCAACTGACAGACACGTCACAAGGCACGTTGAGCGTCGTGGTGGTCGAGAACCGGACATAGATGCTTTACTTCCCCCAATTCGCGTCGGGAGCGGTAGGGCAATACCCTGTGAGTAAGAGCCTGGTCCAACGAACGATCACTAACACGCTGCCGGACGGGAGTACGGTCAAGTACGCAGACCCGGGCGCACCATTCATGCAATGGAACTTGCAGTTTCAGGGGCTGTCGGATTCCGAGGCCGCACTTCTTCAGCAATTTTTCGCGATATGTGAAGGACAGCTAAACGCGTTTACGTTCACGGACCCACTCGGCAATCTCTTGGTTTGGAGCGAAGATTTCACGCAGCCGGCATGGCAAACCAGCACCCTGCTCCAGTTCGTCACGGGCGCGGCTGATCCGAATGGGGGGACATCAGCCACCCAAGTCACGAATCCGACGGGTGCAGATTTGACAGTTCAGCAAACGATTAGAGCGCCAGGCTGGTATTCCTACTGTTTCAGTGCATACGTGCAGAGCCAATCGGGAGTGACTGTATGCCTACTGCGGGAGGCGGGCGGAATTTCCAACACGAGTCTGTATACCGCTGGCGTGTCGTGGCAGCGAGTTACTCTCATGGGCCAGACGAGCACGACGGCCGAAACTGTGACGGTTGGCATCACGATCCCAGCAGGACAGTCGGTGACGATGTTCGGGTTTCAGCTCGAGCCACAACCCGGTGTATCTCCGTACAAGCCGAGTTATGAAACCGGCGGGGTGTACACCAATGCCCATTTCAGCGGAGACACACTTGCCGTTACGACAACGGCGCCTGACCGAAATCAGTGCACGTTGACTATCACGGCCCACTAAGTCATGGCCAGCACCGCATTCCAGGTCAAGGAACAGACGGTAACCGATACACCGCTGCTTCTGTTTGATTGCCAGCTCCAGAACGGCCAATCAGAGAGCTGGTCGACCCACTCAATCACGGTATCGGGCAACAACTATCTAGCACGAATTCTCCAATATAACCTCTACGAGATTCAAACCTCGTCCAACCAAGGCGTCGACGCGATTCCCAAAATTTCGATCTCGCTTGCCAATGCGGATTCGCATTTCTCCGAGTTAGAGCGCAGCGTAGGCCTGAAAGGGGCGACGCTGACCGTGAGCTTCGTGTTCTATGATTTGACGCAAAATGCGGCCACGACGCCCACGGTTACCCTATTCAAAGGTGTTTGCAATCCTCCCGACGAAATCACCGAATCCACGTTCCGCCTCACAGCGATTAATTGGATGAACATGCAGCGGGTGCTGCTGCCGCAAGTCCGCGTGCAGCGGCGGTGCCCATGGAATTTCCCCTCGAACCTGGCACAGAGACAAGAAGCTTCAAATGGCGGGACTGCGGGAGAGTACTCGCCATATTACCGCTGTGGTTACTCACCTGATGTTCCCGGAGGCGCCGGGAACCTATCCGGCAATTCACCCTATACAACATGCGGTTACACACGAGCGGATTGCCAGGCGCGGGGAATGTTTTCCCAAGACCACGCGCTGAACACAACACAGAGATTTGGCGGCATCGAGTTTGTGCCATCGTCGATTCTGGTGCGCAGCTATAACGAGCAGGGGCGGCACTGGACTCCGGTGCTGGACAACGTCGCCGAATATAACGACTTCGTACCTCTTGTTTATGGAACCGCGTGGTACACGCCTGGCATCGTGTTCGGACGTAACGATGGCAACGTGACCCGCATGGAAGTGCTGTTGGGTCTGGGCGAGATCAACCAGGTTCTCATGGTACTGGTGAACGGCCTTGTTATTCCCTTGGGACAGGCCGGTAAGAACATGACCGGGACCGGTTGGTTCAACATATTCAGCACGGGGGCGCGGACGGGCGGGTTTAACCTGGACTTCACCGACCAACATGGCGTTCCGCTGGGCGATCCTTACGGCAGTATGGCGGCGCTTTCGGTGGTGGTGCCGAACGAGATCAATAACGGAAGCAGCCTACCTACGATTGAGGTGTTGCTGGAGGGATTGAAGCTGAATACCTATGCAGCGGATGGCACGTTTGCCGGCAAGGTATTTACGAACAACCCAGCGTGGATTTTGCTCGACATACTGCAGCGGTGCGGCTGGGACTTGAGCGAAATCGATGTGACGAGTTTTGCGGCCACAGCCGTGTATGCCGATCAACCGATCGAAACGCAAGACCTGAACGGAAATACGATCACGATTCCGCGGTTTCAGTGCAATCTGGCGCTGGTGTGGTCGCGCACGGCGGGCGACGTGATCAGAGGCATTCGCAACGCGTGCCGGTTATACCTGACTTATGGAACAAATGGGCTATTGCGCTTATGTGTGGAGAACACATTTGCATTGCAGCAACCCACGCAATTCAATTGGAGCAACAGCACCGAAACCTTTAACAATGGCTGGCCGAGCTACGAATTCAGTGATGGATCTTCAGGTGCGGCGAATATCGCGCGCAGCAGTAATGGCGCGTCGAGCCTAAGTCTCACTTCACAAAATATAACGAGTACCCCGAACTGGTTCACAGTTGAGTTTCAAGACTCGCTGAACGGGTATCAACAAGATAGTTTTACTTTGTACGATACGAATGACATTGAAGTTACCGGCCAACAAATCACAACTTCTCTGATGGCTCTGGGCATTCCTAATTACGATCAGGCCTCCCGAATCCTGGCATACAACCTGGATCGGGCTATCCGGGGCAATGTTTTTGTCAAGTTTCAAACTAGCGTCAAGGCGCTGGGGATTCAGCCGGGCGATCTCATTACTCTGACTTACGTGAAGGAGGGATTCGACCGGCAGCCGTTCCGGGTAATTAAGATTGCGCCGGACATGAATTACCGCACAGTAGTCATCACGGCGCAAATTCACGATGACGCGTGGTACGACGACACGAACGGCCAGACCTCGGGTAACTCGAGTGCGCAGGTACAGCCAGGCTCGGAGGTAGGCCTTCCCCGGCCGCTGATCGGGACAGTGCTGGACGCGTATGGCGAGGTGGAGTTCGGAGTGACTGAGGCCTCGGCGCAGGCGGCGGACGGAACCGCGCTGGTGGAAGCAGTAGTAGCTTTCTCAGTGCCGGCTGGAGTTTCGGCGGGCGCACCGGGGGTACCGCTGGTAAGCCTGTCTCCAGTGATCGCAACGACGGGCGGAACGCTAGGAGGCGACATCAGCCTGTATTACGCGGCCAGCTCGGCGAGCGCGACAGGGGCGGAGGGCAACCTATCGTTCATCGTGCGGGCGACGATTCCGGCGGGACCGAACACCAATGCAGTCACGCTGACGCGCCTGAGCTTTCCATCGGCGGCGGCAGAGTTCAACGTGTACCGGGGGCTCAATCCAGCGGAACTTTTCCGGATTGCTTCCAATCAAGTATTGGCGGCACAGTTTACGGACACGGGACTCGCGGAACAGATTGCGCCGCCGCCTGACTCCAATTTCGATCATGCGAATTTCTACTGGCGGCTGGAGCTGCAGCCCGAATATTCGGCTACGCTCGCATCGGCGAACTCGGTGGGCAACGACACACTGGAGATGCAAGCGAATGCTTACCAGGGAATGTTGGTGCGCATTACGCGCGGGCAAGGCGAAGGACAGGAACGGGCGATAGTATCGAATAGCACGACGACGTTGCAACTGAGCACGGGTTGGGATACGACTCCGAATGCTTCGAGTTACTTCGTTGTCGCAGAGTCAGCCTGGCACGGCGCGGCCAGTGGGAACACCAGCCCGGTGCAATTTCAGATTCCAAATCGCACGGGAGCCACGATCCATATCACCGGCCGGGCGGCAAATGCGCAAAATGAGGAAACGCCGGCCGAGTTATGTACGGTGACACGGTGGGTGACCGGAGGGTCGGGAGCGACCGACGCGGCGGCGCCACCCATGCCGTACTTCGGACTGGGGCTCTCACAGGTGAGCGGCGGTACGCTCGATCTAAGTGGAGTCAGCTTTACAAATTTGACTAATACCCACACCGTCACGGCTGGGACGCTGGCGATTTATTACTGGCCGGAGCTGACGACGGCGCAACCGGCAACTTTGGCGCAAGGGGCGGCAGCCACGGACACGACCATTGCGCTGAGCCAGGCGGGTGCGGCGCCGGCGGGCACGATGATCCAGCTCGAAGCCGAGCTAGTGCAAGTTGCCGCGGTACTGAACAACGGGATGCAGTATCAGATCACACGAGGGATGGATGGTTCGACACCAGCAACGCACGCCAGCGGCGTCGCGGTTTACGAACTCACCAAGAACATTGTGATCGTACCGTTCGTGCAAGACTTCTTCGGAAGCCCGTACAGCGGTAACTGGAGCTTCCCGATTCCGCTGGCTGATTGCCGCGTTGTGAGCGCGGAGCTGTTCGTCACGAACGTGATGGGAAACAGCCCGACGGGGTCCATTTGCCTGACTCAGGGGACTGACTATGGATTGCGGACACTCTCCGGTGGGCAATTCTCCTTCCAAGTGGATGCGTTTCTGGCGATCGAGACGGGCGCGACGCCGGACGTCATTGTGGAGAATTCGCATTCGGTACGCGATGTATATGCCATCGTCAGACAAGCGCCTTCGGGCGGGCCGATTCAACTACAGGTCAATCAGAATGGCACGGCGTATTGCGCGCTGACGATTGCGGATGGCAGTACGATATCGAATTCCATCGATGGTGCGACGCTGCCGCCATTGACCGCGGGGGCACAGCTCAGCCTGGACATTACGATGGTTGGACCGACGAATCCGGGGGCGGATTTGACAGTGGTGATTCGACTGTAATGGACCGCTGCCTTTGGTCGCGGCTCGGTAAGTAGTTTGATGAGTAACTCGTTACAGAAGCTGCGGCCGGATCGCGACCTGCAATGCTACTTCCTGCAGCCGACGGCCGTGGCGGCGCTGAGCGCGTCGAGCGAGACGGGATTCACGCTATCGGGGAGCTGGCGGCAGCAGTTTGACTGGGCCGTCATTGAGTGGAATCGCGATAACACATTCGAACACCCGCTGTTCCGCAACTTACCCGACGGCGATCTCAGCGGAATTATTCTGACCTACCAAGAGACACGCCAGAATTGCATTCCACTTGACTCCAACCTATTTCCAACGGTAGATTGGCCGACGCTGCGCGTCTGGACCGATGCTACTCCAGCCGATTCTCCGTACAAGATACCTTTATTTCCACTGGCCACTCCAATTGTAGGAAGTTATCAGCCGGCGACGGCTACTTTTACGCTACAAGGCACGCCGACTGCGGGAGATTACGTGGAGTTGGCGTGGTCGGAAGAACACTACACGTATCAAATGCAGGCGGGGGACTCACTCGAAACGGCGACTGCCTTGATCGTGCAGATGATCAACGGGAGTTCTCCGACGATGCAGGCGACGCTGAACGGCGCAGCGATTACGCTGACGTGCACGTCGTCAACGGGAGCAAATGGCAATCGCGTGGGCGTCTATGCGAATGTCTCCGGGGCGCAAACGGAAAGCTGGCGGCCGACCTTTCAACAATTGAGCGGAGGGGTATCACCGAGTAAGTGGCAGGTCACTCTGAATTTTGGTAATTTGCGGCAAATCCCGACCGATGCGCAGCCGATTCCGACCAACGCTGTACGCAAGATGCGGTGGACTTACTCGGCGGACTTACAGGCGGGGAGCTTCGCGAGGACTGAGTTTCAAGTGGTGGCGTCGAACTGGACGGTCAGTGGATCTAACCTGACCTACGAAGTTGCGGGGCCAGGGAGCCGGCGGATCGAAGATGTGGATCCGACAGTGACGTACTCAGGGAATTGGGACGCCGCGGCGGGGACGAATGTGCCGCAGATTTCCACGGGAAACTTTTCCGGCGGTACGATACACTGTTCGACAACGGCGCACGATTCGTTCACGTGCACGTATCGCGGAAGTCAAACTCATTCCCTATACCTAGGCACGCGGAAGGCCACTAGCGGAACCCAGATATCGGTAGTGGTGGACGGCGGGGCACCGGTGAACCTGAACCTCGCGCTGGTGGGAGACGACGTGCTGGTGCGGCTTCTCATCGGGACGTTTTCCGGCCAGGTGGCGCACACGATAACGGCGACGAACGTGGGCGGCAATGCCTTTTATTTTGACTTTTTGGAACTGGCGGTGCCGACGAGCACGCTGCCTACGCTGGCCCCGGATACGCGCATGACGCTTGCGACCGACTGGGACACGCTGCATTCGCAAGCGCTCGCGCCCGAGAGAACCGCGTGGATGATCCAGGCGCTGGGGTTTGCGGGGAGGGCTAACCATTATGCGGGCGCGCTGTGGCATTACGAACTTCTGCCGCAAGGATACACATTCGCGACGGCGACGGTGACGTTTACGGGCACGCCGAATCCGAACATGCCGGCGAGCTTCACATACATCAGCATCGGAAGTTATGGTTCGACGGCAGCGCCGACAGTGATTCAGCATCTAACTCTGTTTGGCGACTCATTAGCGAGTATTGCGAAGGCATTTGAGCTGCTGATCAACAACGGATCGACGGCGATCTGGGCAAGTGCGCAAGGGAACGTGCTCACGATTACGGCGCGGGCTATCGGAGCGGCGGGAAATTGCGTGACGATTTCGGCGAGTACGACGCAAACATCGCTCACGGTTTCAGTGACTGGAACGGCGATGAGTGGTGGCGGGTACCAGTTCGCGGGAGGCAACGACGGCAGTTGGTACACGGACCTGACCGTGGCGCCGCGCATGAACCGGGCCGCGAGAGACTGGAGCCTGGCGTTTTTTACGGCGCTCAAGGGCTATGGGATCGCGGCGACGGGCGCGTTCAGCATGGAGTTGGGGAACGGAGACCCGTCACTAACGGCAGGAATTGCGCAGCGGTATCCGGACGGACACGCGGTAATGGTGAACACGCCGGCGCTACAAACCAATTTTTCGCCTGCGAGCACGGCATTCTGGCAGCAAGCTTACCTGGATTTGGCGACGCTGATGGCGGACGCGGGACAGACGCCGTATCTGCAGTTCGGCGAGGTGCAGTGGTGGTACTTTCCCGACGATGGGTCGGGCATGCCGTATTACGACGCATATACGACAAGCACGTTTCAGTCGACTTACGGACGTGCGCTGACGGTGTTCACGACGACGAATGTGAACGTGGCGCAGTATCCGCAGGAAAGGGCGTTTCTGTCGGGTCTGGTGGGCGCGTTCACGACGGCGATCATGAACTTTGTACGGCTGACATATCCAAACGCGAAGTTTGAAGTGCTATATCCGCCGGATACCAACGATTCGCCGCTCGACACGGCAGTGAATCTGCCGGCGAGCTGGAATGCATCGACGCTGAATTGCCTGAAGACGGAGAATTTCACGTTCACGGGGAGCCGGAATCTGGATCAGGCGAAGGGCTCGATCGTGCTGCCGATGCAAATGGGATTCCCGCGGAACCAGAGCGCACACCTAGTAGGGATCACAGGCTTTTCGACGCCGTGGCAGAAAGAGGCGCTGCTGACACTGGCAGAGAACGTGGATTCGATGGTGTTATTCGCGCTGGATCAGTTTTGCCTGATGAGCTGCGCGGCGCCGCTGCCGGTGCGGAGACGGCGGGCATTGTTTATGGGCGCGGGATAGAAAGCTTCAAGTGCAAAGCCGCGGAGAAAACAGGCGCAGCATCGTCAATGTGGGAGTCGCTCACGCGGGCTGGTACTCGATGACCACGAGGGTGATGTCGTCGGCTTGCGGCGCGCTATCGACGAATGCGTTGACCGCGCCGAGAATCGCCTGGTGGAGGGTGGCGCCATTGTCGGAGGCATGTGACACGGCGAGCTCGCGCAGGCGCTTGCGTCCGAAGAATTCGTTGCGAGCGTTCTGGGCTTCGGTCACGCCGTCGGTATAGAGCACCAAGCGGTCGCCTGGCGCGAGTTGTCTCTCCTGCATGACGAAGTCAGCTTGCGGCAGCAGTCCTACCGGCATGGACGTGGCTTCGAGATACTCAAAGCTGCCCTGGTGCGAGAGCAGAATGGGTGCACACTGGCCGGCGTTGATGTAGTTGAGCCGGCCACCGCGATCCAGCAGGCAGTAAAAAATGGTTGCGTACTTGCCGCCTTCGGTGCGCTCGTTCAGGAACCGGCTGATCCGCTGAACCTGCTTGACCATCTGATCGGCTTCGTCCGACGCGGTGAGAAATGCTCCCTGCAACAGCGAAGCGAGCAGCGCGGAGCTGACGCCCTTCCCCGAGACGTCGGCGACCACCGTGGCCCAGCAGGAATCGCTGACTTCGACCACATCGAAATAGTCGCCGCCCACCTGATGCGACGCGATGCTGGAACCGCAGGCGCGGAACCAGCCCTCGGACGGCAGCTTTCGCGGGAGCAGGCTTTGCTGAATGGTGCGCGCCACGTTGAGCTCTTCCTCGATTTTCTCCTTCTGGCGCTCCTCCTCAATGAGGCGGGCGTTTTCGAGGATGGTGGAGGCTTCGATAGCGAGGGTTTGCAGCAGCTCACGATTGCCTCCCGAGAGGTCCGCGGCCACTCCGCGGGAATCCATATACAGCAAACCAACGGTGTCGTTCTGCGTAGACAAGACGTTGGTATCGTGCCCGGCGCCGCTGTTGATCCTGACCAGAGGAACGCACACCACGCTGCGCAACTCGAGATCGGCCACGCTGTGCTCGACGGAGAATTCGCCCGTCGCCTGCGGATCGAAATTCATGGAAAGCAGTTCGCGGCGCTGCTCGAGCGCTCGGCGAATCACGCGGCGGGGCACGCGCAGGTCGGACTCGGCGAGCGGCTTACCGGCCTGATCGCGGGCCACCTTCATTTCGAGATCGTCTGCGCGGCGCAGCAGTAGAAAACCACGCTCGGATCCGGTGATGGTGAGAGCGGCATCCACCACAGAGTTCAAGACGTCATCTGTCGAGAACGAAGTCTGGAGAGTCCGGGCCACTTCGAGCACGGCGCGCAGCTTCGCGAGATTCCCGCCCACGCCCGTGCGCGCCACCTGTTCCTGGCCGGGCAACTGTTCCATGAGCCGCTTCAGCTCGGCCCCGTCCAGGGCAAAGACGAGCTGATAGGAATCGGGAACACCGAATTCAATGCGGTCGGAATTCCGCAGAAACTGGCGCTCGACGCGCGTGCCGTTAACGTGAACACCGTGGCGGCTGCCGGCGTCCTCAATGATGTACTGGCCGTTTTCCAGCACGATCTGCGCGTGATTGCGGGAGGCGCGGCTGTCGCGCAGGATCAGATCGTTGTCGGACTGGCGGCCGATTTTGAACGGAACCGGCTTGATCTCCACACGCGTGCGATGGCCGTTGGGGTCGATGACG